GTGAGTTAAATCTATTGTGTAAGGCGAATTTCAAATAATTGTAAATTTTCATCAACCTGTATTGAAAACTATCAATTGATAGTGTATAATATGGGTGGATAAGTAATATACATATAATAGGAGATGGTATGTCAAACCCAAACAGTATTACAGAATCGCGAGAAAAAGTAGAACAATTTCTTGCTGAATTAAAATCCATATTATCTTCGCCCAGCTTTAATCCTGCGAGGGATTTGGATATTCTTCCTAAGAAAAAGAATGAAGATATGTTTGATCCCTACACTACGGCAAATACATTGCTTGCCTTAGGATTCAACAACGAAGACGTAAGAAACGAACTGTTAAAAATTGGGGTTGAAGATTATGCGGAAACCCTTGTAGATGTAATGGATGCAACGCTTCCGCCTTTCTATGTCTTTTATAGAGACATTCAAAGCCACGAAGTGTATATAAAAGTTAAGATCAGGGACAGTATTACCGGAAAGGTGTTTTGCATTTCCTTCCACTTTGCAAGATATCCTGCTCCAAATCCATTACCATACAGTACTTAAGCAGAAAGGAGGAGTTTCAGTATGGAACAAAACTATTTATTGGAACTTGAAGAAAGAGACTGCCCAATATGTAACAAGGTTCACAAGGTTGAAAAAAGAAAAAGAATCGGAGGCGTACTGATAAAGAGCGAACCCATTCGATTTGAAGAGATTTATTATGTATGTCCTGATTGCTCCGACGAAGAAGAAAATGAATTTGTATCTGCAGAAATGATGGATTGCAATTTGCAAACCGCTCGAAATGAGTATCGCAAAGCCCACGGTCTCCTTACTTCTGATGAAATAGCAGAAACAAGGAGCATTTACGGTATGAGTCAAGCAGATTTTTCTATTTTGCTTGGCTGGGGAGAAATTACAATTACAAGATATGAAAGTAAGTCCATCCAAGACGAAACATATGATCAAATATTGCGTATGGCAAAACGAGATCCATATTTCGTATTAGAACGTTTGCAAAAGCAAAAAGAAAAGTTTTCTAAAGATAAATATGAAGTATTGAAAGCCAATATTGATAAGCGCATTGAAGAATGTGGTGCATTTGTACTAAATCAAAGAGCCATTGAAAATCAATATTTACGCTACGATGATCTCTCAGAATGGAACGGATATCAAGCGTTAAATTGTGATAAAATTCAAAGTGTAATTTCATTTTTTGCGCATTACTATGGAAGTGTACTAAAGGTAAAATTAATGAAATTGCTTTGGTATGTTGATGCACTTGCGTTTAAAAAGAATGGAAAATCGATAACCGGTCTTGTATATACTCATATGCCATATGGTGCTTTACCAATTGCTCATTCAGAAATAATTCATTTGCAAGGATTAAATGTTGAAGAAGTCGAAAGCAATGATACAACAATTTATCGAATTACTTCATTGCAAGGTGCAAAACTTGTTGGATTGGACGCTCTAGAAATTGATATTCTGTATCAAGTTGCAAACAAATTTAAAGCTTTTTCAACACAACAAATCGTCGATTATATGCATAAAGAAAAAGCATATGTCGATACGCAAATGTATCAATTAATACCATTCTCTCTTTGTAATGATTTAATAGAATTTTGATTTTACAATCGAAAGTGAGCCATCCTCCCGGATGTGAAATCGGGAACCAAGGGTGAGCATCAGGTTTATCGCAGAGATATGCTCTGTCTTGTTCTGATGCTCACCTTTTCTATTTTGAAAACACACGTCTTTTAACGGTATTTATATAAAGTTTTGACTAAATCCGCAGTTCACTGACATAAACCTTGATACGGTAATATAAACGGGGTTTTATGGTGCACAGAGATTGATTCATCATAAAATCTTGAAAACTGTATGTCGAAAAAAGTATTTTCTTGCAAAATCGTGCAAAACTTTTGCAAAAAAACGCAAAAGGTATTGACAAGGGTGCAAGAATGTGGTATTATATATTCACAAAGATGCAGTATCAGTAAAGGAGGTAACAATTATGGGAGTTATTTCAGAAGTAAGCGTAGATGTATTTATGAATGACTACGAGCAAATACGCACCCCGGATTTTGCGAGAATAGCCAGCTATGTGAACCACGCTAAAGGTGACCACCGTAATATGACTCAGTTCGCAGAAACTACGGGCATTGGCGCATCTACACTCTCTCGTATCGTTAATGGCAGAAGCACTAAACCATTGTCAAAAGATATTATCGTGAAAATCTATGAGGCAAGAGCGAATAAGGAAGATGTAGTTCTGCTGGATATGCTTGCGAGAGCAAATGGTATGTTTCCGAGAGATTTCGCGGAGAGGGTTAAGACCCAAGACCGCTACGCAGCAAAGAGAAACGAAGAAATCAACCGTGAGCATATGATGAAGAATGCCTTAATTGCAGGTGTTGTATCAAGTGGAATGACTATTGGTCAAGTTATAAATCAACAGTATTATCATTGTCCGAAAATACCTGCGTATATTCCACGTAGGCGTGGTAATTTTGTTATAGAATTACCACCCAGCACAGACGAGCCTCCTGTTACTTACTGCTGGACTTTCTTTCTATATCCGGGTATTCATGATGAATTGGATGAAGAACGTCATTTAAGTTTAAGAAGACACGTACAGACTATATTAGAAAGAGCCAGCGGGTGGTTTGTAATGGATGCTTGGGAACTGGATATCGTCAAAGGAGATAAGTTTTCTTTTTGTTTTGTCGACGAAGCTATCTTTAACGCATTTGTTGAGAATCTACAAGTTGCCAAGCTAAAAACAGAGATGACCGCTATTCTTATGAATCCTATAACCTATACGGTTGAAAAGGAGGTGTGGTTACCGGGAACATATACGCGTCTTTATGATGAGACCATATTTAATAACCCCGTGTTGGGAGAAGATTTTATTTATAGTGATGATGAGGAGGATACTGAATGACAGAACAGCACAACAAGAGTACCAGTAATATGATATATACCAGTAACTATCATATACCGCTTGGTCAGGCAATGAAAAATGATAAAGGGGAATATGGTCTTAGGGTTAAGAAAGACAAGAATAGGTATGAGTTTATCCCTATCAACGAACTGATGTCGCAAATAATCCGCGTTGCAGACTCTATTGTATAAACGCAGAAACCCCAAGTGAGGGTTTCGCATTATAATAAATATCGCTACGGACGAGCAGAACCAAGTGAGTTCAAGCCGACACGAGCATTTCTCAGGCATTATGCCTGGAATGTTTGTGTCGACTTTTTTCGTCTTTCGGAAATGGAGGTGGTTATTATGATTTTTAAGGGAAGGAGGAGTGCCTATGGAAGAATTCCGTAATCTGAAAGGCAAACGTGTTTGTGACATGAGCCGTGATCACAAAGTTATCGAGATTGTTTATAAAGACTGTCTTACACGTATTACAGCAAACCCTGATGGAACACTCAATGTTGAGAATGTTCCGGTAACTAAAGCAGCATAATTAAATAACATAAGGTAATCCGCCAGAACGCTAGACGGCAGTGCGGGACCTACTTCTTCCAAGGAAGAGGTGGGTCTCCCTGCCGTCTTTTTCATTTTGGTGGATTTGTGGCTCTGGACGGATTGCGAAATCTGAAAGGAGCCAAATAAATGAAAAACAATGAAAACCAGTACTACATCTACGTCCGTTCCATAAAGGAGCGTGTACCCGTTACCAAAGAAGAGTTCGACGACTACTATCGTGACATCAGTGCCTACCGTATGAGACAAGCACGTCACGGAAAGTGTGTATGTCCCCAAAACAAGATACTTGAGTGCGATATGGATTGTGCCTATTGTCCCTTCCATAGATGCGGAGATACTCAGTCTCTTGATTACATAACTATCGATGATAAAGGACGTGAAACAACATTCGGTGATACAATCGCTGATCCCTCTCCTCTTATAGAAGATATGGCGACAGAAGGACAGGCTTTCGGAGCTGTACTTTCACGTCTTGCAGAGCTTATGCCACAGGCTATTGAAATAGGACGTCTGCGTCAGCAGGGATTAACCGAAAGACAGATTGAGGCTGAAATCGGTGTCGGTCGTAAGACGTATGCCTACCGCCTTAAAAAGGTAAAAGAGATCCTGGAAAAAGAATTTCCCGATTTTTTCTGAAATAATTCCAGGATTTTTTCCCAAACGGCTTTCAAATGTTCATTGGATAATGTAAGGGGCAAACGAAACCACCACTTACAGGGAGGTGAGAAAAAATGGATGAGATGAGAAATGTCGCAATGACCCCCGAGGAAGAACTGGTAGAAGTTCTGCTCGATTTCATCATCGTGGGGGCAAGCCTGGCAAAGAAAGTATCCCTTGCAATGAGGGAAAAGGAAAACAAGGAAGGAGAAAACGTCAATGGGCAAATTCAGCGAACTGGACACGGCAATCAGAGACCTGCGAACCGCTGCATCCGCTATTAACGATATAGCAGACACCCTGGCTGAAATGTTCGGAGGTAATGATGAAGAGCCTTCTGCTCCCGTTGAAAAGACGGAGAACGCAGATAAGCAGACAATTACCTTTGACCGGGTCAGCAATACTCTTATGTCTATCTCCCGTAAGAGTAAGGAGCACAGTATGAAGCTTCGTGCATTAGTACAGAAGTACGGTGCGAACAAGCTGTCGGAGGTAGCACCCGAACACTACGAAGCCATCCTTGCCGAAGCGGAGGTAATCGGGAATGCAGGGTAAACACGCTGTTCTCTCGGCTTCCTCGTCGGAGAGGTGGATTAACTGTCCACCCTCCGCAAGACTGTGCGAGAACTATGACGACGTCAGCAGCGATTATGCTGCCGAGGGTACGGAAGCTCACGCTTTATGCGAGTACCGCTTGAAGGTGGCGCTGGGAATTCCTGCCGAGAATCCAATCGGTAGCTTCACCTGGTGTAACGAGGAGATGGAGGAGTGTGCCGAAGCCTATGTTTCTTATGTACTTGAACTGGTGGAAGCCGCCAAGCAGACAGGCAGTACACCGACCGTCCTCATAGAACAGCGGGTTGATTTCTCCCGTTGGGTCAACGATGGCTTCGGTACTGCGGACTGCATCATTATCGCAAACGGTACTCTTAACATCGTGGACTACAAACATGGTAAAGGGGTGGAAGTATCCGCAGTGGACAACTCGCAGATGATGCTGTACGCACTTGGGGCTTTGGAGATCATCGACTACATCTATGATGTTACCGACATTCAGATGACTATCTTCCAGCCTCGCAAAAGTAATGTCAGTGTCCATCGTATTACCAAAGGGACTCTGCTGGATTGGGCAGACGGTACTCTTGTACGTCAGGCAAAGTTAGCCTACGAGGGTAAAGGGGATTTCAAAGCGGGTGATCATTGCCGTTTCTGCAAAGTGAAGGCAGAGTGCCGTGAACGAGCCAACGCCAACCTTGAGATGGCAAGATACGATTTCCGTGTTCCCGCACTTCTCACCGATTATGAAGTATCCGATATCCTCGGACGAGTCGATGCCCTTACCGCTTGGGCAAACGATGTAAAAGAATATGCCTTGCAACAGGCGGTAAGCGGTAAGGAGTGGAGCGGATGGAAACTTGTTGAAGGAAGGTCCAACCGCAAGTACACAAGCGAAGCCGTTGTTGCAGCTACCGTCGAAGGAGCAGGCTTCGATCCCTATGAGAGAAAAGTCCTCGGTGTTACTGCAATGCAGAAAATGCTCGGTAAAAACCGCTTTGAGGAACTTCTCTCATCTTACATTGAAAAGCCGCAAGGCAAACCTACGCTCGTACCGGAGAGCGATAAACGTCCGGCAATGAACACTGCCAAAAATGATTTTATGGAGGATTAAGAAAATGGCTAATAACACAATTAAAGTAAACAACCCTATGAAGGTAATCACCGGTCCCGATACCCGTTGGTCTTACGCCAATGTGTGGGAGCCTAAGTCCATCAATGGTGGCACTCCGAAGTACAGCGTCAGCCTTATCATCCCCAAGTCCGATACCGTGACCGTTACAAAGATTAAGGCAGCCATTGAGGCAGCGTACCAGGAAGGTCAGTCCAAGCTGAAGGGCAACAGCAAGAGTGTGCCTCCCCTTGCAGCAATCAAGACACCTCTCCGTGACGGTGACATCGAAAGACCCGATGACCCCGCTTACTCCAACGCATACTTCATCAATGCCAACTCCGCAACCGCACCCGGTATCGTGGATGCTGACCGTAATCCCGTACTGACTCGCTCCGAGGTGTACTCCGGTGTGTACGGCCGTGCAAGTATCAATCTGTATGCATTCAACAGTAACGGCAACAAGGGAATCGCCTGCGGTCTGAACAATCTTCAGCTTATCCGTGCCGGAGAACCCCTGGGCGGTAAGGCAAGCGCAGAGTCTGACTTTGCTACCGATGATGACAGCGATTTTCTGAACTGATAAGGAGGAACTGATAATGCTTGAAACAATTCTTGTGTGTGTTCTCTCAACCGTATTTGCCGCTATCGGTACTGCTTCCACGATTTCCATAATCTGTACGATCATTGAGGATCGTAAGCAGTCCAAACGTAACGAGGCACGTGAGCTTCGTGATATCGAGTATCACGAAAAACGTATGAGAGACTTTAAGTGATTCTCCATGGGTGTGGTGGCAGAGATCTCTTTGCCACCACCGTGCCCATAACAAAAGGATGCGAACTATGAAAAATTTATCAATAGACATAGAAACATACAGCGATCAGCCACTTCCCAAGACGGGTGTGTACCGCTATGTGGAGTCCTCGGTGTTTGAGATTCTGCTTTTTGCTTACAGCATTGATGGCGGTGCAGTCCAAGTCGTGGATCTTGCCTGCGGTGAAAGCATACCACCTGATATCATTGCTGCTCTGGAAGATGATTCTGTTATAAAGTGGGCATTCAATGCCACATTTGAGAGGATATGCCTGTCCCGATTTCTAGGTTATCCTACCGGTGAATATATCGATCCTTGTTCTTGGCGTTGTTCTATGATCTGGGCAGCAACTATGGGACTGCCTCTTTCTTTGGAAGGTGTCGGTGCGGTACTTGGTCTTGAAAAGCAAAAGCTGACCGATGGGAAAGACCTCATCAAGTATTTTTGTCAACCATGTACACCTACCAAAACCAACGGTCATCGTACTCGTAATCTCCCGGTACACGCCCCGGATAAATGGCTGAACTTCAAAAAATACAACGTACGTGACGTTGAAGTAGAGATGGCTATACAAGACAGACTCGCAAACTATCCTGTGCCGGACAGTGTGTGGGATGAGTATCACCACGACCAGGAGATCAATGACCGTGGTGTGGCTCTGGATATGGAGCTTGTTAAGCAGGCTATTGCTCTTGATGCCCGCTCACGTTCCGAACTGATCACTGCTATGAAAGAACTGACCGCTTTGGAGAACCCAAACTCGGTACAGCAGATGAAGTTATGGCTTGCGGATAACGGTCTGGAAACCGACACCCTTGGTAAAAAGGCTGTCACAGAGATGCTCAAAACGGCAACACCGGAAATGCGAAGAGTCCTGCCCCTCCGTCAGCAGCTTGCCAAATCCTCGGTGAAAAAGTATAAGGCTATGGAAACCGCTGTTTGTGCGGACGGCCGTGCCAGAGGTATGTTCCAGTTCTATGGTGCAAACCGAACGGGAAGATGGGCAGGCAGAATCATTCAGATGCAGAATCTCCCTCAAAATCATCTTACGAACCTTGCCGATGCTCGTGGTCTTGTCCGTGACGGCGATTTTGAGGCGGTTGATTTCTTCTTTGATGATGTGCCGGATACTCTGTCACAACTTATCCGTACAGCTTTCGTCCCCCGCAATGGTGCGAAGCTGATTGTTGCTGACTTCTCCGCAATTGAAGCCCGTGTAATTGCATGGCTTGCCGGAGAAAAGTGGAGACAAAAGGTCTTTGCAGAGGGTAAGGACATCTACTGTGCTTCTGCAAGTCAGATGTTCGGGGTTCCCGTAAAAAAGCACGGCATCAACGGACACCTTCGCCAGAAAGGCAAGATTGCAGAGCTTGCTCTCGGCTACGGTGGCTCGGTCGGTGCCCTTAAAACTATGGGTGCTTTGGAGATGGGATTGTCCGAAGAAGAGTTGCCTCCGTTGGTGGATGCCTGGAGAAGATCAAACCCTATGATTACAAAGCTGTGGTGGGATGTTGACCGTGCTGCTATGGAAGCTGTCCGTTTCAAGCATACCAACGAAACACACGGCATCACCTTTTCCTGCAAAAGCGGAATGCTCTTTATAACACTTCCGTCCGGGAGACAACTTGCCTATGTGAAGCCGAAGATCGGAACTAACAAGTTCGGAGGGGATTGTATTACCTACGAGGGTGTAGGCAGCACGAAGAAGTGGGAACGGCTGGATA